TGTATCTGGGGGCGAATCAGGATGTTGTACTGACGGCCAAAAATCTCGGCATTCGCACATCGATTGGATTTGAACCGGCACGTACACCTGAATTATTTGCGACTTTGTCTCAGACGCTCTCTCTGAATTGACGAATCATGTTTTAATAGGTGCTATTATTTCTTACAAGGTTTGTATAAACGTAAAACATGCCGAGGAGTGCGGCGAATATAAGGTAGGCAGTTCCGAACCATTTCTTGTTTGGTTCTGTCGGATCAGGTTTATTGGCCTCGACCACCATGAAAACACCAGACATAAACAGCAAAAGAAGAAGGCCACCGAGTGCCGCACGCACAAACTTCGAACTGTTATTTGCGTTGTTCATTTATACTTGTCTAAATTATTTTTTTTCAGCCCGTTCTGAGGAACATCATCAATGCAAATGCGAGAATAATCTGGAAGATGGTCATGAAACGAGTCGACCATAACTTTCCATTTCGATACATGTCACGAATTGAATTCGTGAACAATATAGAACTGGTCAAGAGTACAATAATATTGCGATCCGTGGCGGACATTTATAATTGATTGTGATATTTTATTTGAAACTACGAACATCGTGGGGTGTTTCCAACCAAAACGTTTTCGGGTCCGTCTGGTACAGTTCAAAAAGTCTTGTATTTTCTGGGTCACTATCCGGTACAGAAAAACCCTCAGGAGCTTCGGGCAACAAAATGGTTTCGACCGAACGAAGTTCCGGTGAGTATAGACATCCAACTTCATAGCCTATATCAAAATTGAGCCCGTCTTCACTTTGAACCCAGTAATGTTCACAAATCTCCCGTGTCTGTGGAACAAGGCATACACCTTTCACAACACGAGTCTTGATTCCTTGAGTTTCAAGAGCGCGTTGGAAAAGGGCACAATGGTGTACTACCCCGCCTCGTACTTTATACATTTTAAGACGGATCGCAAAGCGTTTGACGTCCATTAATTATGAATCAACTCTTCTTTTAAAGCTCCGCATAAGGTGATTTCATGTACATCTCAACCTGTGGCGACGTGACTGATGCTTCAGGCGTCACCATCTGTGGAGTCTCGGGCGTCACCATCTGTGGAGTATCGGGCGTCATCATCTGTGGAGTCTCGGGTGTCACCATGGATTGATACTCATACATGGTCTCACCTGCAATTTTATCAAATCCACCAATACCGTTAATCTCGACATTTGTTGGTCCTGTAGGAGGTGGTTGCTCAACTGGGGGTGGAGGAGGTGGTTGCTCAACTGGGGGCGGAGGAGGTGGTTGCTCAACTGGTGGAGGAGGAGGAAGTGGTTGCTCAACTGGTGGAGGAGGCGTTACCGTCACCGTCGACTCTGGTGGAGTGTAATTACTCTGACGATACCGGGTAGCCAGAAATACAGCGACAATAATGACCACCGCCATCAGTATTTTATGCCACAACTTCAACTGGACCATTTTACTAATCGTCAACAAATAAAGTTTGCATCTGATGTATCTCCAATGGAGACTTCCTCTGTGCGGTTGGTCGATCATATGGGAAATGATTCCGCAATTGTCCAAGCTGCACGTGTTTCATATGGTCAGGGTACAAAGTCAATCAATGACGATCGGGCGCTGATCCGATACCTCATGCGTCATAAGCACACGACGCCGTTCGAGATGGTTGAATTTAAGTTTCATGTTCGAGTGCCAATCTTTGTGGCACGTCAGTGGTTCCGTCACCGTTCCGCGTCTGTGAATGAAATTTCGGCGCGTTATTCGGTCATTAAGGATGATTTTTTCATTCCGGATGAGCTCCGGAGTCAGAGTATGACAGCCCGTCAGGGTTCTCACGGCGTCGTTGAGGGAAGTGATCTGATACGTCTGAAACAAAAGGCGTCTTGTGACCTTGCATTTCACACGTACGATGAACTCGTCCGACGTGGTGTCGCACGTGAACTTGCACGGACGCACCTTCCTCAGAGTACCTACACTGAATTTTACTGGAAAATCAACCTCCATAACCTCTTCCATTTCTTGCACCTGCGCATGGGAAACGATGCTCAGAGTGAGATTCGCGAACCGGCCCGTGCAATTTTTGAAATTATTAAACCCATCGTACCTGAAGCGTGTGACGCGTTCCAGGACTATGTCCTCGACGCCGTGACGCTGAGCGGTCCTGAAATTCGGGCCATCAAGACCGGCTCCATGGACCACCTGTCAAAAAGTGAACAACGCGAACTCGATGCAAAACGAGGAACCTACATCTAGTTGGAGAAGGCCAGGCCGCCCATGCCAGAGGCGATGCGCAGCACGTTGTAGTTGACCGCGAACATCTTCTGGGTGGTGGTTGCGACGCTAGACTTGAGCTGGACAGACAGGGACGCGTTGTCGATGCGGGAGAAGTTGCAGGTGCCGGTTGGCTGGTGCTCCTCGGGCTGCAGGGCGAAGGAGTAGGTGTAGATACCCGGGTAGGGGGTACCGGTGTGGTGGTAGAATGGCTGCACCTGGTTGAAGTACTTGCCGGTCTGCTCCTTGAAGCGGTCCTGGCCGTTCAGCACCACCTTGAACAGGTGCAGAGGGCCCACCTCGTTACCGAAGACGGTGGCGGTCGTGGCCAGCTGCGTGCCCTCCTCAACCCAGAACACGTTACCGGTCAGGGCAGATGCGGTGACGACGTTAGACGCAACAACCGGGGCAACGTTGGAACCTGGAGCGAAACCAGATGGCATGAACAGTTGTGGGCAACCAACAACGTGTGGTGCGATGGTACCAGCCAAAGCCAGCTTAGACGGGTCGCACGTCACGTTCACGTTGGACGTGGACGAGCAGAAGTTCCACATGCCGTTCAGCTGCGTCGACTGCTGGGCGGTTGAGGTCGGGTTCTGGTAGCACCAGATCAGCTCCTTCACGGGGTGGTTGAAGGTCAGACGGACAGTCTGTACGGCACCCTCCTGGTTGGTGCTAGACACCAGCGCATCACCGCCGGTGTGCTGCAGCTGCTCAATCAGGTACTCATGGCCCTTCTGGGCGAAGCGGCGACGCTCCTCGGTGTCCAGATAGATGTAGTTGGCCCACACCTCGAACGCGCTGGACGTGCCGAAGTAGCTCGCATAGTACTGGGTCAGGTCGAAGTCCAGACGGACCTCGTGGTACTGCAGAGCAATCAGAGGCAGGTACAGGCCGGGGTTGCGGTTGAAGAAGAACAGCAGGGGCAGGTACACCTTGGGGACCGAGGTCTGCGTCGTGTTCGGGTTGGACATGGAGGTCATCTTGCCCCAGGCAATCTTGTCCGACTCGGTCAGGAACAGCTCGGCGTACAGGCGCCACCAGGTCTGGTAGTGCTTGTCGATGCGCTGGCCGCCGATGGTCAGCTCCACGGCGGAGATGGCGCGCTCAGCCACCCAGTTCATGTCGAATGCACTGTTAGTCGAGGTCAGCGCCAGGGTCGTGCCGTTGGGTGCCAGAGGCTGCAGGGCCACGTGCATGTTGCCGACCAGGTCGCCGTTGCGGGCGATGGTCACCGACACGCGAGAAGCGTTACCGACGGTACCGGAGGTCGTCTGCTGGATCAGCTCCATCGCGAAGTTGGTGTGGCGCTTGTACACCGCCTGGAAGAAGGTCACCTTGGGCGTACCGGTCAGGTACACATCCTGAGCGCCGTAAGCGACGAGTTGCATAAGTCCGCCAGCCATTTTATCATACGTCAAGAGAAAAAAACAACAAAACAACCACTAAAAAGGCTGTTTTGTTGTTTTTTGGGGTTTCCCCCGTTTTATGCTTGTGTGTAGTGGATTGGTTCTCTAGTTGGAGAAGGCCAGGCCGCCCATACCAGACTGGATGCGCAGCACGTTGTAGTTGACCGCGAACAGCTTCTGCAGAGTCGTGGCAGTGGAACCCTTCAGCTGCACAGACACCTGGGCGTTGTCAATGCGAGAGAAGTTGCAGGTGCCGGTTGGCTGGTGCTCCTCGGGCTGCAGGGCGAAGGAGTAGGTGTAGATACCCGGGTAGGGGGTACCGGTGTGGTGGTAGAATGGCTGCACCTGGTTGAAGTACTTGCCGTTCTGCTCCTTGAAGCGGTCCTGGCCGTTCAGCACCACCTTGAACAGGTTCAGGGGACCCACCTCCACGCCCGGAGCGGTGGCACCACCAACAGCCAGACCCTCCTCGACCCAGAAGGCGTTAGCGGCCTGACCGCCAGCCAGGCCGAAAATACCAGCGGAGCCGTGCGTACCGCACGTGTTCACAATCTGAGGCACGCCGCACAGGTGAGGCAGCACAAAGTTGTTCGACATAGCAAGAGACTGCACGTTGGAAGACACAGCCACGGTGGCAGTGCCGGTGGTGAAGTTCCACATGTGGTTCAGGTTGGCAGTCGTGCTGAAGTTGGGGTTGGTGTAGCACCAGATCAACTCCTTCACGGGGTGGTTGAAGGACAGACGGACCAGCTGCGTGCTGGTGTCGTTGGTGACAGAGTCACCGCCGGTGTGCTGCACCTGCTCGATCAGGTACTCGTGGCCCTTCTGGGCGAAGCGGCGACGCTCCTCCGTGTCCAGGTAGATGTAGTTGGCCCACACCTCAAACGCGTTGGTCGTGCCGAAGTACTTGTCGTAGTAGGTGGTCAGGTCGAAGTCCAGGCGCACCTCGTGGTACTGCAGAGCAATCAGGGGCAGGTACAGGCCGGGGTTACGGTTGAAGAAGAACAACAGAGGCAGGAACACACGGTTGTTCACTGCAGTGGTCACCGTGCTGTTCACCGCGGTCGTCATCTTGCCCCAGGCAATCTTGTCCGACTCGGTCAGGAACAGCTCGGCGTACAGGCGCCACCAGGTCTGGTAGTGCTTGTCGATGCGCTGGCCACCGATGGTCAGCTCCACGGCGGCAATGGCGCGCTCGGCGATCCAGTTGGTGTCA